TTACTATTAACAGTAGCAAGAGTAAGAGCAGTTGACCCCGTAGCGTCTCCAGTGTGGGTAGCATTCGACTCCTTTGCAGAGTTCAGGGCTACAGCCGCAGCGTCCGTATAACTTATCTTTGCAGTGTTAGCAGCTACGGCTGAATTAGACGCTACATCCGCATCTGTAATATAATTAGCACCATTAGTGAGCTGATTATTATTAGTTGGTATAGTAGGTTTGTTCTGGATAAATGCATCGCTATTAGTATCTGCTTCGTTCCAATCTGATTGTACGTTTTCTTCCGCACCGTCTGCTACATTTAACAGAGTACGAGCTTCAGTTGCTGTAAGTTCTTGAGCATCAACACCCGCACCGTTGTCGTTACCAATCAATACATTGTTAGCTGCTACGTTCTGTAACTTTGCGTAGGTAACAGCACCATCGTCGATAGCATTTGTTCCAATTGTATTACCTGGGGGCGGGGAACCAGAAGCAAAAGAAGTGGTAATCGTATCGTCTACATACTTTTTAGTAGCAGCTTCTTGATTAGCCGAGGGGTCAGTAACATTAGTAATCTTGTTAGAACCCATGTTCAAGTCACCGCTCATCGTGTCACCACTCTTAGTAACTTGTAGAGCATCGTTATCATCTACATACTTCTTATTAGCAGCGTGTGTATCAGCAGTGGGAGTAACAAGTCCCTGTACACTATTTGTACTGACAACATCATTACCGCCCATGTTTAAGTCACCACTCATCGTATCCCCTGCAACATCAACAAAGGTAGCGTCTGTATACGTCTTATTAGTCAGATCATTACCGCTGGACGGAGTAGCAGAGGATGTAACTTTGTTAGCACCCATATTGAGATTACCTGACATGGTATCCCCAGCAGCATCTACATAACGTGTGTCTGCATATCCTTTATTTACTGCGTCATCATCAGAGTCTGGATCAGCAACGTTTTCAAGCTTCAATCCATCAGCGTTGTAATGTTCAGTTCCTCGCTTTGTTAACGCACCTCCAGTGTTGCCTTCTTCTGCTTCTTCTGCGAGGTAACGATTATGTTGGTAGGAGTTATCAAGTTCTGTCTCTGTAAGTACCGAACCGTTAGCGAAGTCTACGATGCCTTCATTAGCGTCACTGTCTCTCAGTACTCGTACTTTAACGTTGGAAGCTGGAGCTGTAACAAATCTGACGAATGTATTGGGAGATGTTTGAACGGAGTAATCAGTGGTCAACGTCTTGCGTACCCATTGGTTCGTACCGCCCGCTCCTTGTCCGTCGTTCACTTCTACAGCAACGTGTGAAGTTTTGATGTATGGAAATGAAAAGTTAAAGTCGGTCGTTGAACCGTTACCTGTATAGTCTACGTAGGTGTTAGCCATGATGATATATATTATTAATTATTGAGAGAGAAGAGCAAGTACATCTTCACGTTGCATACCAGTTTTAAACCCTGCTTTTGCACGAGTGAGAGCTGAGTACTGTTTATCTAATTCGGGGTACTCTCTTAATGCCTGACGTAATGCTTCTTTCCTGTACTTAGTTAACAAACTATTTATAAGACCAATACGTGGACTAGGCAATCCGGGTTCTGATTCTGGAGATAGTCTTTGATAAGCTCTTGATTTTATAAGTTTGTTTATAGATTGACGAAGGGTAAGACCTCCCATTTTAACAGTCTTTAATAACTCCAGCCTACGATCGTGAGCTGATTGACCTCTATCATTTTCATACTCAAGTAAGTCTATCTGACCACCAAGTTGCGGTTGTGGTTGTCTAAACGCATGGTTCAAGTTCGCCATCTCAGTCAATACAGGATCGTCCTTCTTCGTGGATAATTGAATAGGATTAATAAAACCAGTACTCATCCACTGCTCAGCTACATATTCCTCTCCTAATACATTACGCTTAGTATCTAAAGAGCCACGCAATCCCAGTTTCTTTTTCATAACATCTGCTACACTTCTAGCTTCTTTAATAGCTTGTGTGTCGTAGTCAGACATTTGAGATATAAGATTAGGCACTAAAGAACCTGCGTAATTTCTACCTAGTTTCTCAACATATCTATCAGGATCACCAAGAGCATCAGCCCACATTTGAATACCTGCTAAGTAAGATTTATTAGTAGCATTACGAGTGAGGGCCAACATAAACGAAGTAGACCAATGCTCTATATCAGTTTCATCAAAGGCTTTTTCTTCCTTAACTCCTGTTTCCACTATATCAGCGATAACACCAAGAGGAGTAGCAAGCGGGTCTAATCTTTGATAGCTGTAATATGTATCACCAATCTTAATACTGTAAGGTCTCCAACCAGTAGCCATAAGAGATTGTTTCTCACGCTCATTACTTGGACCACCACCTGTTATATATTCTCTATTATTAAAAGCTACATCCATAAGTGCACCCATAGTAACGCCAGCAGTAACTGCTTTACCCCTAGCTCTTGCTCTAAGTATAGGATCAGGACTATTAAACTCAGTAAATAACTTCTGCCTCTCTTCTTTCAACGCTACAACAAAAGGAGTACGTTCAAATGCAAACTTTAATATATTAGTAGGAGTTCTTACGAAAGGAATAACCAAGCGTAAGTATGGTAGTTTATTAGTAGCTTCCTGTAGTACTTTACCTAATGTCTTGTCTTGTAGTTCTTTTGTAAAAGTCAAGTACTGTGCTTCTTCAGCAGCGTACTGCATGAGAGCGGAAGAGTCTGGGTTAAAGTTGTCGTCCTTGTATTTAATAACAAAGTCTGCTTTCTCTTTACCCTTCAGTCCTTTCTTATCTGCTATAATACTAGCTTCTCTAACAAGACCCTCCTCAGACATCATGCGTCCGCCTTCGGTAACAATACCGTCTACTGTTTTTGTTATATGAGCTGCTACACCTCTAGGATCACGGATACCTTGTTGTATACCAGACATAGCTGCTTTCAATCTAGCTGCTCTACGATAAGCTAATTGTTTAAAGAACTCGTCAGAAGTTAATAACAATCTGCTAGGTAGTCTTATAAACTGTGCGTACTTGTCGATAGAATCTTTAGCACTATCAGATACAATGTTACCTAGTGGTCCTTCCTGTAGTCTTTGACCTGTTATAGCTGCTCGTTGTCCTTCTTCAAATGCACGATTACTAGGGTCTAACAAGTTGTCTTGTTCTTTGAATGCTTGCTTGGAAAACTTAGCAGCTTCCTTAAACATCTCAGCGTCAGACCAAGAAGCTAATACAGCTTTCACTACATCAGTGTTACCACTAGCTACACCACCAGCAACAGCCTCTAATGTAGTCCACACCTGAGTCAACGCATTACCTATGATATTAACCATCTGCGTCTTAGGACCACTCAGTATAGAGTTCATCCAGTATTCAGTAGGCATATCTAGGAAGTGTTTACCTTGTGCCTTTTTAGCCGTGTTAAATAGTCTTTCAAAACTACCTTTAGGATCATTCGGGTCTATATGTTCTTTAACTAGCTTTATCATACGCTCAGGCTTCATATTGCCTGAGTTATTAACAAACTCGTTACGAATGCCTTCTACACCTGTCTCGGTTTCGTTTATTCCTATTTTACGTTTTCCGTAACTAGTCCTTCTAGCTTGTAAAGTCTGTGCAGTTCCTCGACCTATTCTTCTATGTACGTCGTGTACTACTAACATTTGTTGAAAAGCGTTTTTTAATTTAGCTACAGATACCGTACCTCCGCCTGTCTCATCAAATTCTTTAACTATATCAGATATGTTTTTTATAAGTGCTTCGCCTTGATCTGCGTACGATTGCTGAGTAATTCTAATATCCAATAAAGTCTTTTCTATATCCTGTCCTTCTTCAGCTTGTGCCTCGACTGATTTTCTAATGTCCTCATCTACATCTTTAACTGCATCAGCTACTGTTAGTTTCTCAGGATTAGCTTCGTAATACTTTTCTGTAAGTTCCTTTAAAACAATAGCATCCTCTCCAGTCTCCAATGCAAACTGTGGTAGTCTAGGTTTACCGCCTTTCATTAACTCATCAGCGTACCAACGGAACTTCTCAGGGATAGCATTTAAGAACTCTTCTTGTTTGTTTGGTTTGTACTCAGGTAGTGGTTTAGGTGCTTCAGTTTGCTTCTTTTTCCAAAACTCTTGTATTTCTTTTGATTGCTTTATTGGGGAAGGTTTTAATGTTTGCTTAGTTTCTTTTTCAACAAACTCATATAGTTTCGTAGCTAAACCTTTTCTCCTATAGTCTTCGTTTACTCTAATATTATCTAAATATACCCCTTCAAAGTTTGGGTCGTAATCATTTAGATTAGCTCTACCTACTTCACCTACGCCTTCTTTTTCAATAACAAATACATTATTATCTTGTCCCCTTAAACGCATAAAATCAAAAGTTTCACCTTCTATATCAACAGTATTCCATACAGCTATATTTTCTTCT